GATAATGAAAGATTATTCCGAAGCGTCAAAGTTGCTAGACGAAATACAGAAAACATTGAGCTTGGGCGATAGAACAATGCCTGACACGGCATTAAGAAAGCTACAGTCTTTAATGAGAAATAACGTCAACACGGCTTACGGCGCAAGACTTAACTTAGCAAAAACCCTTGAAGAGCAGGGAGGCGTTAGTTTACTTCCAATGCTGGCGGGCCAATCTCTGTCAGAGCTATCTCCTCGAGGATTAAGCAGAATGTCGCCCACTACTGATACGGTTCTTACGGGCGCTGTGCTAGGTCCAGGGGCGGCAGTTGCGCGTTTAGGGGCGTCATCACCGCGACTTGTTGGTGAGGCTGCATACAGAGCAGGTCAGGTGGCTGGCCTTCCGGGCCGAGCAATAGGAGCAGTGCCGGGATCAGGCATCCTAACATCGCCATTACTTAGAAATATTTACGCGCAAGCTGGTCTATTAGGTCAGGGACAATAATTTATGTTGAAAGAGATGACGCCAGACGAAATCGAGTCCATTGCCGCCTCTGCGGTAGATGATGCCGTTGATTTTGTTGAGTCTGAAATTGCAGAAGACCGAATAAAGTCACAGCGCTATTTTGATGGTGGCGTAGATATTGGCGAAGAGGAAGGGCGGTCCAAGGTTGTAGCAACCAAGGTTAGGGACACTGTGAGGGCCGTTAAGCCGTCTCTCATGCGCGTATTTCTGTCACACGACAAGCCTGTTGAGTATGTCCCCAAGGGTCCAGAAGACGTAGCCACGGCTGAGCAAGCCACTGAGTATATGCACTACGTTTTCAACGAGCATAACGGTTACCGCGTACTAAATGATGCATTTCACGATGCCCTAGTTAAAAAGTCAGGGATTGTTAAGGCTTACTGGGAAGACTACGAAGAGCAAGAAACGTACTCATTCGCTGATTTAAACGAGATGGAGTACAAGGTTCTTGTTTCAGACGATGATGTCGAAGTGCTAAAAGAAACTCAGCGCATTGAGATAGAAATTGACGAAATGGGCGTAGAAGTAGAGTCTCCGCGCTACGACATTGTTATAGGCCGCTACAGCAAACACGGCAAGCTATGCATAGAATCAGTGCCTCCAGAAGAGTTTTTTGTTGACAGAAACGCTAGGAGCCTTGATGACGCATATGCGGTGGTTCATAGAACCGAAATGCGTATTTATGACTTGCTGGCAATGGGCTTTGATTACGAAGAAGTAAAAAGTCTTAGCGGATTGCAGCACCAAGACACGTTCTCTGAGGTAGAGGAGTTTGAGCGCCGAGGTTACGAGGAGGATTACAGAGACGAAGATATTGCTGACCCCTCAATGCGGAAGGCAGCTGTTACTGAAGTATACATGAGAATTGATGTGGAGGGTACTGGCGTTCCGATGCTCCACAAAATTACTTTAGGCGGCGCAGAATACAAACTTCTAGATTATGTCCCTTGCAGCCACATCCCCTTTGCGGTTTTTGAAGTAGACCCAGAGCCGCATACTTTTTACGGAAGATCAGTAGCCGACTTAATTATTAACGACCAAGACGCTATGACCGCAATGATGCGAAGCGTTTTAGACAATGTTGCACTAACAAATAATCCTCGTATTGAGATATTAGACGGGGCGGTAAACATTGATGATTTGCTTAACAACGAGATTGGCGGAATTGTAAGAACCAAGCAACCTGGAGCTATAACCCCTCAAGCCGTGCCATTTGTAGCGGGTCAGACTTTAAGCGCTCTTCAATACTTTGACCAAGAAATTGAAAACAAAACTGGCGTAACAAAAGCATCTATGGGATTGCATCCAGATGCGCTGCAATCAACTACCGCTGCCGCCGTACAGGCAACCGTGCAGGCTCAAGCGGGTCAGATTGAAGTTATGGCTCGAAACCTTGCTGAAGGCGGAATGCGCCAATTGTTTATGTTAATGCTCAAGCTGACGCACGAAAATGTGCAAGAGGAGCAAATGATGCGCCTCAACGGCAATGACTATATACCAGTTGACCCGCGCTCATGGAACATCTCAATGGATGTGACGGTAAACGTCGGATTGGGTACCGGGCAAGAGGAGCAGAAGCTAGCGGCTCTAATGCAAGCATTCCAGACCCAGCAACAAATACTAGGCCAGTACGGGCCGCAAAATGGCATCGTTACCTTAACTCAGGTGCGTAACACTATCGCTGATATGTTGGCGCTTAATGGGATTAGAAACAGCACTCGATACTTCAATGCAATGAACCCGCAAATTGAGCAGCAAATACTGCAACAGCAGCAGCAGGCCGCTCAGCAGCAACAGGGTCAACCTCAAGACGCGCAGGCTCAGGCGTATTTGCAAGCAGAAATGGCTAAGGTTCAAGCAAAATCGCAGTCTGATATGGCTCAATTGCAGGCCAAAAATCAAGTTGAGCAGTTCCGGTTGCAGCTTCAAGCACAGCAGGCGGCTATGGATGATGACCGAGCAAGGGATCAGATGGATCAAAACTTGCTGGTTGATGCCGCTGAGATTTTAGGTAAATACGGCACTGCGCTTGATGTAGAGCGAATTAAGCAGCTACAGGCGCAGCCTAGATGAATTTAAAAGAAAAGGCAGCAGAAATAAGGCGTTTGCAAAATGACGAAGCCTTCCAATATCTGCTTAAAAGTATTAAGGAAGATCAGAGCAGTATCTTCCTAAATCCGCACTCCTCAGCAGAGGACCGGGAAGCCGCGCATAACATTGTTATTGCGCTTAGCAAAATTGAGGATCGCATTGCTCAAATCATCCTAGATGAAGCGATCTTTGATAAACGACACTGAGGACAAGCACCGTGGAAACGACTGACTCACAATTCGATGGCACAATAGAAAGCGCAGTAAATGGTCTTCTCTCACCGGACCTTCAGGAAACTGAAGTGGAAGAGCAAGACTTGGAAGGCGAAGAGGCTGAAGAAGCTGAAATTGCCGAGGAAGAAGCGGAGGAATTTGAAGATCCTGATGATGAGGATCGAGAGGTTCCACAATCGGACGAATACGAAGGCCCACAAGACGATGATGTTCCGGCCCCCCCACTACACACCGTCAGAGTAGACGGGACGGAAGTGCAGGTAAGCCTTGAAGATTTGAAGCAAGGATATAGTGGTCAGCAGTATGTCCAAAAGGGGATGCAAGAAGCCGCATCTCTCCGAAAGGAGGCAGAAGCGGTTTACGCAAACCTTTTGAATGAGCGCCAGCAAATAGGCCAAGCACTGCAATTAGCGCAGTCTGGTGCATTGCAGGTTCCTACCCCTCCAGATAAGTCATTGCAGGAAAGTGATCCCATTGGGTACATCAACGCCAGCAACGCATATCAAGAGGAAAAGGCGGCTTGGGACGGCCAAATGGCTATGCTGCAGCAACAAGCAATGCAGCAAGGTCAGGCAGAACAAGCAGCTCAGCGCGCTTATTTGCAACGCGAAATGGAAACGCTACAAACTTTAGTTCCAGAATTTAGTGAGCCGGTAAGGGCTGCCGAAACTCGTGACCGTTTAATGGTCATGGGTCAGGAAATTTACGGTTACGAACCTGACGAAATCTCCGCTGTAATGGATCACCGAGCAATCCGAGTATTGCACGACGCCATCAAGTATCAAGAGCTTCAGTCAAAAAGTGCCGAAAAAGTCAAAGCCAAGCCTAAGCGAAACGTAAAGCCCGGAGCAAAGAAAACAGCACCCACGAAAGGCAATGCAAAAGAAGGGCGGCAGAAACTGAAAAAGAGCGGAACCATTGAAGACGCTCTATCTTTAATACTTCAAAACTAAGGACTTAAATCATGGCACAGTTATCAAATACGTTTGACAGTTACGATTCTGTCGGGATTAGAGAGTCGCTGGAAGATATCATTTACGATATCTCTCCTTCTGACACACCCTTCTACAGCGCCTGCTCAAAAGTAAAAGCGGGCAATACGCTGCATGAGTGGCAAACGGACGCTTTGCGCGCCGCCTCTACTAACGCTCATATTGAAGGCGATGAGACTACTGCTGAAGCGCGAGTCGCTACAGTGCGCCGTCAAAACCGCACCCAAATCTTCAAAAACGCAACCGTTATCCCTGATACGGATGAGGGACTGAAGAAAGCGGGCCGAGCTGCTGAGATTGGCTATCAAATGCTGAAAACAGCTAAAGAGCAGAAGCTGGACATTGAAAAGGCTTTGTTTGACAACAACGCTGCTGTAGCTGGCAACGCCACTACTGCCCGTGAGTTGGCTGGCGCGCCTGCGTGGTTGATTACTAACGTCGATTTCCAAAGCGGCAACTCAGGAGCCAACCCTACGGGTGACGGTACTGACGCCCGTACTGACGATGGTACTGCTACTGCGTTTTCACAGACCAAGTTTGACTCTGTTATGCAGTCAATCTGGGAGCAAGGCGGTGAGCCGGACTCGGTTTACCTCAGCGCTTTCCAGATGAACAAGGCGTTGGCATTTACCGGCAACAACAACCAGCGCTCTTCTGTTAAGGCTGAAAGCGAAAAAGTCATTAAGCACATGGATGTATATGTCACTCCCTGGGGCACGGTTGAGTTTGTTCCTTCTCGACAGAACCGCAGCCGTGATGTATTCGTCATGCAAGATGATATGTGGTGTGTCGGTGTTCTGCGTCCCACTAAGAACGCAGAGCTTGCCAAGACTGGTGACGCAACTCGCCGTCAGGTTGTCACTGAGCTCACTCTCATTTGTAAGAATGAGAAGGCTAGCGGCATTATTGCTGACAACACTACCTCGTAATTGGTAGGTGGTTTGGGGCGGTTCGCCGCCCCTTTTTTTAATACGGAGGGTTTATGTACAAGGTTGTAATTAGCAGGCTGCATATTGACGGGAAAAGCTACAACCGTGGCGACCTGATTGACATTCCAGAAGAGCAGGCAACGACATTAGGCGTACAGCTAGAAAAAGTTGCTGAGGTAAAAAGAAAGCGCGGGAGGCCGAGAAAAGATGAAAGTCAAAGAGAAGTTTCAAGACAACAATGACGGCACGTTTACAGTAGGAACGTCCTATTCTAACGAGCCTTACTTGGAGCGTACTGAAGCGGCTCGCTCTATGGGATTGGGCAAAACCAAAGACACATGGTGTGTTGGCTCAGTACCCATGCATTTGCTCGAGCAATGGATGAAAGAAGAAGGCGTTTCTTGGGAAGACTCTGAAGGCCGCAAGCGAGTCATTATCAAAAAGCTAAATGACCCAAACTTTAAAAAGCTACGAATCGTAGAGGGCAAAATTTAATCATGTCCGATGTAGCGACAATTGAGCTTCCACCAAAGCTAATTAACCTTTTTTCTGGAGATGCCCGGTACAGAGTTGCTTTTGGAGGCAGAGGATCTGGAAAGTCTAGGAGCTTTGCCATTATGGCGGCTGTTAGGGGCTTTATGTGGGGGAGCAGTGGTCGTAAAGGGCAGATTCTATGCGCCCGCGAGTTTATGAACAGCTTGATTGATAGTTCATTTACCGAAGTTGCGGGAGCAATTCAGTCATACGACTGGCTTAATGATTATTACGAGGTTGGCGAAAGGTATATTCGGTCAAGGGACGGCAACATTGAGTTTACGTTTGCCGGGTTACGCAGAAACCTAGACAGCATCAAGTCTAGGGCGCGCATCCTCCTTTGCTGGGTAGATGAGGCAGAAACCGTGTCATCAATGGCTTGGGACAAGCTGCTTCCAACTGTGCGGGAAGAAAACTCAGAAGTTTGGGTGTCATGGAACCCAGAAAGCAAGCTATCCGCAACGCACCAGCGGTTCCGCGTAGACACTCCTGATGATTGCAAGATCACAGAGATGAATTGGCGCGATAACCCATATTTCCCAGAAGTGCTTATGAAGCAGCGCATAGAGGATTTTGAAAAGCGCCCTCAGAGCTACGATCATATCTGGGAAGGCGGTTTTTTAACATTTCACGATGGAGCTTATTACTCAATTGAAATGCGTGACGCTAATGCCGAGGGCCGAATAACCTCCGTTCCTTATGAAAGATCATCTCCCGTAATTACTGCTTGGGACTTGGGGATTGGCGACAGCACGGCTATTTGGTTTGCCCAAAAAATCGGCGCAGAAACTAGGCTAATTGACCACTATGAGGCGTCTGGGGTGGGCTTAGACCATTATGCAAGGATGCTTCAAGAGAAAGGTTATGTTTATGGGCAGCATATTTTGCCGCATGACGTAAGAGTTCGGGAGCTAGGATCGGGGAAATCAAGGCTAGAGACTTTGCAATCCTTGGGTCTCACCAACGTAACCATTGCTCCCCAGCTAAACGTAGATGACGGCATTCAAGCTGTCAGGACAATGCTCCCGAGCTGCTGGTTTGATGGAGAGAAGTGTAGCCACGGCGTAGAGGCTCTACGCGCTTATCACCGTGAATATGATGACAATAACCGAGTCTGGAAAGGCAGGCCAGCGCACGATTGGTCTAGCCACTCATCAGATTCGTTTAGGTATTTAGCTATTGGATACAGGCAGACATCCAATTGGGGAGAGCCAATCCGCAGGCGGCTGCAGGGTGTTGTTTAATGAAAAAGAAAGACAGTAGGCTCTCTAGGGCCGGAGTAAGCGCTTACAACAAGCCAAGAAAAACACCAAATCACGCTACGAAAAGTCATGTCGTAGTAGCCAAAGAAGGTGATAAGATAAAAACAATTAGGTTTGGGCAGCAAGGTGTTAGCGGGGCTGGGAAAAACCCCAAAACATCATCAGAAAAGAGTAGACGAAAAAGTTTTAAGGCGCGCCATGCTAAGAACATTGCTAAAGGCAAGATGTCTGCGGCGTATTGGGCAAATAAAACAAAGTGGTGAGGTGAATCATGCCAAGGGTAGGTGGAAAAAGTTACGCATATACTAAGAAGGGCAAGGCCGCTGCGCTAAAGGCAAAGGCCAAGATGAAAAAAGGCAAAAAGCGTGGCAAGTAAAAAGGGGCTGTACGCCAATATCCAAGCTAAGCGCAAGCGCATTAAGGCTGGATCAGGCGAAAAGATGAGAAAGCCCGGGGCAAAGGGCGCGCCGACAGCAAAGGCTTTTAAGCAGTCGGCTAAAACAGCAAAAAAGAGGAAGAAGTAATGCCAAGCAGAAAAGGCAGCCCTAACCGAAACAAAGCATTTTTGCTAAATCGGTTGCAGGATATGTATGGGGGTGATTTCCATCCGATCATGCGTATGGCAGAGCAGGCTGTTCGGCTGCATGGCATAGCAGAGACCGGGGAGACGGCAGATATCAAGGCCAGCATAGACGCATGGGATAAGATCGCCGCGTACACTGAGCCTAAGCTGAAGGCCACTGAGGTTGACTTGACTAGCAGCGATGGGTCTATGTCACCTACAGTAATTGAGTTGATTCCTAGGCTGCCGGAGGGCGATGAAGATGGCCTTGAGTAATTACACAGAGCTAAAAAGTTCTATTGCGGATTTTTTAAACAGAGATGATTTAACTTCTGTTATTCCCGATTTTATTACGTTAGCAGAAGCACAGATTAATCGAGATATTCGTCACTACGAGATGGAGAACCGAGCAACTGCAAGTTTAGACCAGCAGTATTTAGACCGTCCGTCAGATTGGCTGGAGACAATCCGCATCAACATAACCAGCAGTGGGACAAGAAATTTGCAATTACTTTCTGGCGCATCAATGGCAGATAAGAGGGCAGGCGCAGAGAACGCAACAGGCGAGCCAAGATATTACCGCCACGCTGAGCGCGCTTTTGAGGTTTTCCCGTCTCCAGATGGGACGTATCAAGTTGAGTTGCTTTATTACGAGAAAGTTCCAGGGCTTTCATCAACAAATGCCGCCAATTGGCTCTTAACAGAAGCGCCTGATGTTTACCTATACGGCTCTTTAATACACTCTGCGCCATATTTAGCAGAAGACTCTAGGGCGGGGGTTTGGGCGCAACTTTATTCCGCTGCAGTATCAAAAGTAAATGCATCGGGTGATGCGGCATCTATGTCCGGCACCGGATTAACCATGAAGGTAAGGGGATTGGGATGAGTTTTTCAGATTATTTAGAGGACAAGGTTCTTGATCACGTTTTTGGTGGGTCTGCGTATACCGCGCCCACCACTTTGTATGTAGGGCTGTTTACGTCTGCGGCTAGTGACTCTGCTGCTGGCACCGAGATATCGGGCAACTCATACGCTCGGCAGTCTGCTGCATTCACGGTGTCAGGTACATCGCCCACTACGGCTGCGTCTAGCGCGGTTATAGAGTTCCCAGAGGCCACCGGGTCTTGGGGTACTGTTACCCATGCGGGCGTGTTTGATGCGCTCTCCGGTGGCAATATGCTTGCCTACGCGGAGCTAACAGATCCATCAGACTTCACCACGGCGCTATCCAAGGTGATTAGCACAGGCGACATCCTACGGATTAACGCTGGCAACCTAAAGGTGACACTTGACTAATGGCTACTCTAGTAACCCGGTCAACGGCGCAGACTGACGGGACTGCCGCAAAAGGCTCCGAGCTTACTCACGCTGAGGTAGACGCCAACTTTATCAATCTGAATGACGATAAGATTGAGGCGTCTAGTACCGATACCCTTACTAATAAGTCAGGCAACATTAGTCAATGGACTAACGACTCTGGTTATATTACGAGTTATACAGAAACTGACACGCTTGACTCAGTAACAGGCCGTGGTGCTACGACTACTAACAATGTGTCTGTAGGTCAAGTAACTGCTACCAACGCCGTACTAGAAGGCACAGAAGACCCCATACTGACCTTACGATCTACCGACGATGGCCCTTTGTACATGGAGTTTGAGCGCGGCACTGACCGACACGCTTATTTAGGCTTTGGTGGTAGCGGAGATACATTCAAGATTTGGAACGAAGAATCTGCTGGGCTAATTCAATTTGGAACTAATAACACAGAAGCTATCCGCATTGATGAAAATCAAGATACGACCTTCTAT